GTACTTTTCACGCATTGATCCCAACTTTAAGTAATGCGTAATGACCTGACTCGATGCGGTTCCGTTGCGAAGCTGTTCTTCTGCAAGATCAATGGCATAAGAAATGAGTTGGTCCTCACGACCCTCTCCAGTAATCGCTGGAACCTGCTTCGGGGCAGGCTCTCTTAAAACTTTGCCCTTACTTTTCATAAGGTTCCATCTCCTTCTGTACTATTTTGATTTGGTTTGGTAGAAGTGTTCTGTAGTTTAGAGGCACTTTTAGTAAGGATTCTGGGACTTTTATTGATTCTAGGAGGAAAATCAACATGAAGAAACTAGGAAACCAGCAAGGAGAATCTCACAGCCCCAACCACGATTCTGCAAGATTCATTAGGAGGACGCCATATCCATACCCGTCCCAGAATCCTTATTAGAAATGTCTCTAAAGAGAAAGGGCGTTGAAGCATCCTGTTAAGAACTACTTCAACGCCCTGATCAGTTTAATCCATTACGGCCATTCACCGAGAGGTTTTGCAAGTGCTTTATCTTTTGCAGTTGTGCAGAAGAACATTGCGAACTTATCACCAAACACATCGCGAGCGATGTCTTCATACAGCATAGACTTGTTGCCATTAATGTCAGCCATGTTGTCATTGAAAAACTGAACGACTCGGTTATCGAATACTGCATAGTTGAAACTGCCGACCAGACTCTTGATAGGCATTGCGCATTCATATGCAGAGTTTCCGCAGAACGCGTCATCGAACATCTGGCAAATGTCTTCTTCGTTCGTCACATTGTTGGAAGGAACGACTTCGATCTTCATAGTGATATTGCCAAATGTCTTCTCGGTAGGCATGAGCTTCGTAAGAGCGTCACACTTCTTGGGATTATTGTCCACGAAGATCTTAACAACGTTCGCCTGCTCATCATACTGCACTTTAATTCCAGCATCACGCTTAAAAAGTTCTTCGAGCTCATGTACAAAAGTATACCACGGTGCAGATACCTTCATAAATTTCTTACTCCTTTTTCAATTCAACAATTACTCACCGAAAGTATATAGCGAAACCCAACCCATGAAACATCCCCCCGGAGATTTTTTTGAGAGGGCGGCGATGTCAGAGGGGGTGGGTAGTTGGGGACCCCTCCCCCGGGTGTCCTGATATACTATTCCTGTCCAAGATAGACAGAGGGGGTATCATCCAAGCGTTCACCCTCCCGGGATATCAATGTATAAATGTCCACCCCGAGTTCATTGTTAATTCTGATGATGTCGTTGAATGCAGCGACTCTTTCATAAGCTAGTTCTTCATCGCTAATGTCAGGATCGAGCATTCCAACTTCTCTTGCAACATACGCTTCGGTGTTATAATGCATAGTGTTCTCATCGAAGTGTTTCCAATCATCGTAGTCAGTAAATGGATTGAAAGGATTGTCTTTTGTTGTCAGCAGAATATCTACGTCTTTAATCTTAGCCATTATGCATCATCACCACCTTTTACTCATTATCTTTGTCAAGAGCTCTGTACAATGTAGAAATAGAGACACCAAGACTTGCAGCAACTTCATCAGGAGTATAACCACGCTCAAGCCGCAGTTTGGCTGTTGACAATTTGGCAGGAGAAATACCTTTTGGAGTTTTCGGCATTGCGCGCTTCTTGACTTTATCAATATCGCAGTTCTTTAATATCTCTGTCAGCTTGTTGGAAGATACAGCACCAGCCTGAATAGCTTCCCACTGACGGTCAGTAATATCGATCAGGTTCTTCTTGGCACCTACACGATATCGTGCTTCCTCCAGACACTGGCCTTTGACTTTCTTTATTTTATCATTATCATATGCCAGCTCAGGATTATCCTCTTTCTTCATATTAAAGAATTTGTTTGCAAGCATCTGGGCTTTACGCTCCAAAGGAGCATTTCTTTTTGCCTCCTTGAGGGCCATGTCAAGCTCATGAATTTCCTTCAGATATAGCTGCTTTGCAGAAATGTTCTGTTTGTAAGGACGAATATGCGAAGCTTCGAGACGTGCCGCATTACCTAATGCTTTCATCTCATTTGCATATTCTCCATACACCTTTTCCATAGCCGTACCGGAAGATAAGACCATCGCGTCAGGTTCTTCATACATTTTCTGACTCTTCATCATTTTTGGAACGCGCTTCCAAATAACGTTGCCATTCTCATCCAGCACGGGCTCTTTGATTTTCTGTTTGGTCTTTGGATCAATTATAGGTTTGCCTGTCTCAGGATCCTTAACCTCTCTTAATATACGCCGGGCCGTCTCCTTACCGGTGTACGTCCACAATTTAGCGCCGGTTACAGGATCAGAATAAAAAACCCGAGGCTTTCCAGTCTCGGGATCGATCAATTTCTTACCGGCCTTCCGGTGTGGAATATCTTTCTCGCTTGATGCCTGAGAAATAAGTGTTGATGCACCACCTTGCGCTCGCTTTTGATACTTCAGATATAGCTGACGAATATTATTATCTTCAGCAGACTGTCGCCAATCAAGGTCGTGCTTCTCCGCATCAATAATAACCATGGAATGCTTAACGG